GGTCGTGGCCGGGCTTCCCTGGGTACCGCCCGCCCGTTCGGTGCTGGAAGGGGCGGTGCCGGATGTGCGTGAAGGCGATGTCATCCTGTGCGACAAGGTGTCAACCCCCAACGGCTACAAAATCAACATGAATGCCGATGGTACCTTCAACATCGAAACGGGCACGGACCCTTCCCGGCAGTCCTTCGTCTGCGATGTGTATTCGCTATCCCTGTCCGGCTTCTACGGAGAATTTACCACCACCGTCAACAACCAAGTTCCCACGCAAACGGCCGGCATTGTGCTCTCCGCGCTCACCGTGGGCTCAGCCATGACACCGCTGGACCTGTCGGCTTTCGTTATTGATGCGGAAGGGGACGCCTTGACCTACTCAGTGGCGCCGGGGTCGGATCCGCTGCCGGCCGGTCTTACCTTAGTGGGGAGCGTCATTTCCGGCACACCGACCGCCACGACGCTGCGCAATGTGGTTATCCGGGTCACCGACAGCGCGGGCGATTATCTGGACCTGCCATCGATTGCTATGGGGCCGGCGGAGGCGGTGGAATCGGCTACCTCGGGGCGCTGGTATGGCGTAGACCTTGAGACCGGCCAATGGAGTGTGATGGAACTTGGCTCGATTCCGAGCACCGCTCTGGCGGTGGTCATCGACTACAACGCCATCGGAAGCAAGCCCGGTGACCGCAACCGGGCCATCAATGCGTTGAAGGCGCTGCAGTATTACCTGCTGCGCTCGCCTTGGCCTCCCGTTTGATTTTGTCGGGCCACTCGCCAACGCTTGCCGCCCATGACCACCGTCGTTTCCATTGCCCGCCGCGCCTTACAGATGCTCGGTGCGGACTCCATCATCGATTTGACGGAAGACAACAACCGCGCCCGGGCCATGCAAATCGCTTACGAGCCTGTCCGTGATGCCGAACTGACCCGAAACCGCTGGCGATTCTCTTTTAAGCGGGCTTCCCTGGCAGCTTTGAGCACGGCGCCTGTCCACGGCTTTGGCTATGCCTACCAGCCGCCCACGGACTTTCTGCGGCTGATCGGCGGCGGGGACTTGGGTTCCTACCCGGACATGAGCGACATCCGCGCGGACACGAATGAACTGTATTCGCTGGAAAACGGTCTGATTCTGACGAACCTCACGGCACCGCTGAAAATTCGCTACATCGCGCGCATCACGGACGCCTCGCTCTTTGATGCCGCATTCGCCGAGATGCTGGCCGCGCGCCTGGCCATGGAGACCTGCGAGCGGCTGACCCAATCGGACAGCAAAAAACAGATTGCCGCGGCCTTCTACAAGGACGCGTTGAAAAGCGCGCGGCGCGCGAACGCTCTGCAAGGCGCCGTGGCCCAGCTCCTTGATGACACCTGGGTATCGGCGCGGGGGCAATAATGGCCGCCGCAGCGCCGATTCTCACCTCCTTCAACGCAGGCGAACTCTCCAAAGACCTTTCCGGCCGCGTCGACATCGCCAAGTACGCCTCGGGCGCCGCGCGCATGGAGAACTTCCTGCCGCTGGTGCAGGGCCCAGTTCAACGCCGTGCCGGGTTTCGCTATGTGAAGCCCACCAAGGGAAGCGGCAAGGTGTGGCTGATTAAATTCGAGTTCTCCCAATCCCAGGCTTTCGTGCTGGAGTTCGGGGACTTGTACGTGCGGTTTTTCACCCAGCACGGGCAACTGGAATCCTCCCCCGGCGTTCCTTACGAAATCGTCAGTCCCTATGCGTTGGCTGACCTGACCAATACCGATGGCACCTGCGCGCTGAACGTGGAGCAGTCCGGGGATGTGCTGTACATCGCCAATCAGTACGGCACCTACAAACCCCAGAAGCTGACCCGGTTCGCCAACACCAATTGGACCTTTTCGGACTATGCGCCAAACCAAGGTCCTTTCGATGACATGAACATCGGCTCGACCACGATTTACTCAAGCGCCGCCAGTGGGTCGGTGACCCTGACCGCTTCGGCCGCTCTGTTCGCCGCCACCGATGTCGGGCGCTTGGTGCGCCTGGAGGTGCAGACCTACAACGTGCACCCGTGGGAGACGGCACTGGCCTATGTGACGGGCAACCTGGTGCGCTACGACGGCAAGACCTACAAGGCACTGAACACGGCGACCTCGGGCACGTTCCCGCCAACCCATGAGCACGATTCGGCCTATGACGGGCAGACCGGCGTTCAGTGGCAATACCAGGATGCGGGCTATGGCGTTGCGCGCATCACGGCCTACACCGATTCCACGCATGTGACGGCCACGGTCATCAACGATCCGCCCAACGGCCTGAACGTGATGCCCGATGGGGTGGTGGGCTCTGGCAATGCCACCAAGCGCTGGAGCTTGGGCGCCTGGAGCGCGACCACGGGCTATCCGCGCACGGTGAAGTTCTACAAGTCCCGGCTGTTCTGGTGCACGCGGCAGGGCGTGTATGCCTCTGTGCCGGATGATTACGAGAACCACGCGCCGGATTTCTTCAACGAGATTCGCACAGATAACGCCATCAATCGCACCCTTCAGGCGCAGGATGTGAACGACATTCTGTGGCTGGAGGCTTCCAAGGTGCTGCTGATTGGCACGGGAGGCGGGGAGTTCGTGGCAGGGCCCCTCACCGCTACCGAACCGATTGGGCCTGCGAACTTCGGCATCGACAAGCAAAGCAAGAAACGGGTGCGCGCGGTGCAGCCCATCATCGTAGGCACCTCGCTCATTTTCGTACAGCGAGCGGGGCGCAAGCTCCAGACCATCGATTACCAGGTGACATCGGATTCCTACGTGTCCACGGATCTGGCCGTCCTGTCCAACCGCATCACGGCGTCCGGCATCATCGGCATGGTGTACCAGGGTGAGCCGTATTCGATCATCTGGTGCCACCTCGCCAACGGCAAGCTCCTGGGCTTCACCTACGACAAGGAGCAGGAAGTCACCGGCTGGCACCGCCACCCGGTCGGGGGCAACGGCACGGTGGAATCCATCTGCGTGATTCCCGCCCCCGATGGCACGCGCGAGGAACTGTGGGCCGTGGTCAACCGGACCATCAACGGCGCCACCGTGCGCTACGTCGAGTATCTGGAAAAGCCCTTTGAGTCCGCAGATGATGACGGCACGGGCGGGGATGAGCAATCATCCTGCTTCTACGTGGATTCAGGCCTCACCTACACCGGCAGTGCGACCAAGCACATCACCGGCCTATCCCACCTGGAGGGCGCCACGGTGCAGGTGCTGGGAGATGGGGCGGTGCAGCCAGATTGTGTGGTGTCCGGCGGTGCGATCGACATCGCACGCGCGGCCTCGGTCATTCAGGTGGGCTTGGCATGCTCGGCGCGGCTCGTCACCAACCGCCTGGAGGCCGGCTCCCAGAACGGCACCTCCCAGGGCAAGATCAAGCGCAGCGAGCGCGGCACCATGCGGGTGATCGACACCATCGGCGGCGCGGTGGGCCTGTACGGGGGCAAGATCGACAATCTTTCCCGGCGCAAGCCCTCCACCCCCATGGGGCAGGCACCGGACGTATACACCGGGGATGTGGACCTGGACTTCCCGGGCGACTACGAAAAGGACTTAAAGATCGAGGTGCGCCAGGATCAGCCCCTGCCCATGACCATCGCGGCCATCATGCCGCAGGTGTCCACCTATGGTTGAGGTGCGCGCCTTTCAGCCTTCGGACCTGACGGACATACCCCGGGAGCGGCTAGCGGATCCCGCGCACCCCTTCCTCATCGGTGGGTATCTTGAGGAACTGCGGCGCCATGGGCCGGCCTACACTCTACGCATCGATGGGCAGGTGTACCTCGCCGGCGGGATTGCCGAGGAGCCGGGCACCGGCGCGCGCTGGCTGTGGTCCTTCGTCACTATGGATTCCGGCCCGCACATGCGCAAGATTCATCGCGAGGTGTTGCGATTCATCCACACCTACCCCGGCCCGCTGCTCGCGGCCTCGGCGCGGTCCTTTGCCGCGGGGTGCCGCTGGCTGACCATGCTCGGTTTTCAACCCGTGGCGAACCCGTCCGGGCTTCCTGACCATCAACTTTTCGCACGCGAGTAACACATGGCTGCAGCAGTTCCGTGGATTGCAGGAGCCGCCGGCTCCCTTATCAGCGGGGTGCAGGCCAAGCACGCGGCCGACCAGAATGCCGCGCTGATGGAGCAGCAGGGCCGCATCGCGCAGGCGCAAGCCTTCCGCGATGAGGAGACACAGCGCCGCCAGGCCAGGCAGATGCTCGGCACGCAGGCCGCGGCCATCGCAGAATCGGGCGGCGGGATGGGTGGAACGTCTGCCAAGCTCATCGAGCAGTCGGCGGCCAATGCGGAACTGGACGCGCTCAACATCCGCTATGCGGGCATCTTGAAGGGCAAGGGCCTGATGGCGGCCGGCGCCAACCAGAAGGAGCTCGGCGGCAACGCGCTCACGCAGTCCTACTTCCTGGCCGGGTCGAATCTGCTGCGCGGCTACGGCGCTGCGAAGGCGGCATAGCATGGCCGTGATACCGCAATACGAGACCCGCACCAGCGCCACCGGCGCGGGCTTGGGACCGGGGCCGAATCAGTATCCCGGGAGTCCCGTGGGCGAGGGCCTGCAATCGCTCGCCGGCGGGCTGCAGGGGATGCAGCGCGATTTGCAGTTGGTACGCGAACGCGATGCGGCCACCTGGGAAATGCAGACCCTCTCCAAAACCCAAGGGGATTGGCTGACCGAACTGGACAACCGCAAGCAGACAGCAGCCCCCGGTGCGCCGAATTTCACCCCGGATTTGCTCTCGGCCTACGACGACAGCGCCAAGCAAGCCCTGGAGGAAGCGCCCACGCCGTTCTCGCGCAAACGATTGCAGGCGCAGCTCACCGCATTTCGGAGCGATCTGGCGCGCCAGTCCTTGGCTTTCGAATCGGCCTCACGCACGGCCAACAATGTCGACATCGCCAAAAACTCGGTGGACACGGCGCGCAACGAACTGCAGAACAATCCGGCAGTGTTTTCGGCGCGCTTGGATGAACGGCGCGCGCTGATCGAACAAATGAACCTTGCGCCCAAGGACAAGGAAAAGCTGCTCGATTACGCCAATCGCTCACTCTCCCACGATGCCACCGTGGGGCTGATCGATGCGAACCCCTATACCGCACTGAAAGCCATCAACTCGAAAGGCCCATCCGGAATTGCCGCGGTGGATGCGCTGCACGCGGATGACCGTCTGGTGCTACGCAATGCGGCCGAGGCGGAGATCCACCGCCGCGAGATGATGGCCCGCCAACAGCAGGATCGGGCGGATGCCATCGGTTACCGCGCGGTGAGTGAAATGGACCGGCAGATCGCATCGGGACTTCCGGCCACGCCGCAGATGTGGGCGGACTGGCAGGGGGGGGGGTAGGGGAGCCCGGGGG